AGTCTAAGATTTTCAGAACCGACAACAGCGTATTTGCCGGTAGGGTTTTCACCGTCGTAAATTTCTTCGCTTTGGAAGAACCAGTTTGGATTTTGACGTATAAATTCACTAAGACTTTTTTGTGAATCAATCAAAAATGCCTTTTCAACAGAATATGTCTGACGAATCCATGAAATAGTTATATGGGCGTCTGTTTGAAGAGCGTTCATCATCGAGTTCCGAGGTGGTGTAAGACGATTGAAAGCCGCCTCCTTCATAATAACTGTTGACCCGAGTGTATTTTCTGCGTTCTGACCAGCAATGATATTGTTAACACCTGTATTTTCCTCAATTGCCTGTTTTTGCTGATTTGCAAATGCAATCCCTTGCTGTACGTTTCCATTCGTCTTGATTACATCGATTGTTGTACCTGGGTTCTTTGGATTGATAACGTTTGGTGAACGTTTATAGGTTGCAGTACCATTTTGTACTTGCGGTCCAAAGAGAAGAGGAAAGATTTCAGCTTCTACTTGCTGAGCGTTAAGAGAGTTGATATAGGTAAAGAGCGCTGTATTTCCGCGCATCATTTCATACAACCCAACACCATATGGATCGAGAATATTTTTCACAAAACAACGAGCAACAAGGATAGAACCATAGTTCTCATCGTTTGGAAGCTCCCCATCATACAAAATAAGTTTACCGGATTTTACAATGTAACGGTTTAGAAGAACATTTTCATAATATCCAACTGTAACTGAGTGTTTTGCCTTTTCTTGGTCTTCATCTTTTGCCTCTTCAGTTGTTGAACAATATTCAAGTTTTCTTTTATCTTTTAGTGCTTGAGGAAACATCTTAAAGAATTCACTCTTTAGGATATCTTTCTCGTAATACACCTCAAATGCACTCCAATAATCTCCAACAGATTGTCCAATCCCCAGCCATGTTCGCTTAGGGTCCATAGGTTCTCGATAGATATCATCAAAAAGTATTTTATTTACACCATTTCGTTTAGTTACGATTGTACGTGGATAAGTACGCCATGCAGCCCATCCATAAGTGAGGAGGTTTTGGTAAGTTCTCTCGAGCGTATTTTGTCCATTCGCCCCTTTGAGATACCACGTTCGCTTCCAAAGCTCATACGCTGCTTTTACATATACTTTGTCATCTCCTACAACTTCAGCGTCAGGCAATTTACCGGCAAGGACACTTGTAGCAATCAAAATTTTTGATAGTGCGATAGGCTCCTGAGAAACAGGGACCCCAGATCTATTTTGGTCACGGTCAGATATTTTCTGAGGATATACATTGATATCATATGCACCATTCGACATCTTATTGTAGATAACCATTGATCCCCATCCCTGCTTTTCATAGATTTTTTGACCATATGAAACAAAAGTATTGATTATATTTTGGTCAATTTCAGACGCAAGTTCATCAAATCGCTGACGATATTGCGAATTTTTCATTATTCTTTTCTTCTCATCGACAAACTTTATTGCTTCTGCATGCGGGTCAACAGTTCTTCCCTTTTTTAAAGTTGAAGTACCATCATCATTTGTTGGCTTGCTATTAGACACCATTTGGTCTGGATTCATGATTGAAGTGTAAAATGCTTTTTAATTTAACACAAGCCCACTTTTACCTAAAAGTGGATAAAATCTGCATCAGGACCATACTTTTTTATGTTTTTGAACCGTAAATACTGCAAACTATTCGGTTTTTTCATCCTTCTATTCTTTTTTGACCTGTGTTCACGGTGAAATATTATATTTTCACCTTCCTGTAAATTATGATGGAGACTTTTAATCCTCCTTGCCATTGTTATTCACTAAAAATAAGTTTTAAAACACTCTTTTCCCCAGTCGACTCACTGGTTTCAATATATTCACCTTGTTCCTGTAGTACAGCGTATCCGATTGCAGCTGCCATTATGACGTCATCATGCTTCCCTGCTAGCGCTTCCGGCTTTCCTTTCACATTTCGAATGAATGTAATCATTTCTTCGAGTAGTTGTTTTGGAAATCCGGTATTCTTAGAAACAAAAATTGCTTTTATTGCTGCCAGGGCATAATGCCTTGTAGCTGACGTTGTTTTCCACCCAAAGAATTTAGTAACTTTTTTCGTTATATCATCAAAAACCTTACGATAGTATAAATTTACATATCCAAGTTTATCAAGCCCATCATTAACCCACAATCCGTCTTTGTTTGCTTCTACTGCCAGGAGTGCCCAGTTGTAATATTTTCCGATATTGAACGCATCGAGAAGAAACTCGTCAGGTGCAACATTGGACCTATACAGCGCATCGCACTCTTTTGTTTTCCGATTAATCACATAAAGTACTTGTTTATCCCCGTGAGCAAGTCCTTCAGCAGTATCTCCCCCTATAACATAGCTCATACCTGGCTCTGGTTTTTTAAAAACCTCAAGACGCCCTGTTGAAAATGGTTGGAAAATAAGATCCCCTTTCTCTGTTGGAATAAGTTCTCCTTTCTCTCCATTCTCTGCTGTCTGCAAAAGAGAAAATACCTTACCTGTAGGAAAGTACGTTTGCCCCGTAGATAGAAACGCCTCTTCAGGAGTTGTTGGGTACTCTTGGTGCAATTTGTTTATTGTCTCCGGTGAGTTTTTCCCCCCCATTTGCAGGTATTTCATGTAGTAATACGTAATCTCCTTGTCCGTGAGATTATGCTCTTTCTGATACTCAGCCCAGTCAATCTCACACACATCCATCTCTGAAGTCGGAATACACTCAGTAATTTTCGACATTTCCATATCGTCATACTGCCAGTTATAAAAGTGCGGCATAAAAGATACCCGACTTTTCATCGGAGTAATTGAATCTCTCGTTATCCAATTGTCATGGAAAATCTCATAGAACCGTCCTGCCATACCTTCAGCCGTACTCTCGATAAAGATAAACCCATCAAATGGAACAGCAGGGAATGTCCCCGTTTCCACCTCCTGTGCTGCCCTTGGATACATAACGCACATTTTTGCAAACTCCGAAATGTGTACGTAGTAAAACGTCCCGGAACGTCCTGATGTTGCCACTTGAATAGCACTTGTCGACCCCTCATCCGGCCCATAATCAACCACCACCTGAATCTTTTTAGCACTGTTTCTTTGTAGTTTGAAAAACGCAGTTTTGATATCCTCCGCCATATTTCGAATCGCAAAGTCTATTTTACGATCGAAAATCTCAGTAGCATCTTGTACTTTGTGCGCTACAATCAGCCCTTCTCTGTTCGTATTGAACAGAATCTCGTCGAGGATATACAAGTCGATAAACGTTGTGAATCCCAACTGACGCGACTTCAAAACGACATGCCGATGGTAGATACTCTCTGGCTTATCAGGGTTCAAATAGTTCTCAAAAAAGTGTCTTTGTGCCCGATTCATCGAGAACAGCTCCTTAGTCCCGTTCTTCGTTATGATCCAGTACAAATTGTCTATTCTCCACCGTTTTGAGTACATCAAATCTGGGTTAGCTGTCAGCTCCTCAAAAATTTTCGTATGATGTTCCTTTTGAAACGCCGGCCCTCTCATATTTTAGAAATCCATAGGGTCATCATTTTCTTCGACTTGATTATTTTCCTCTTCCGTCCCACTTTCATCTCCAACCCCCCATCCCTCAATTTCATCGTCGTTGGCGTTAGCAACCTCCTCCGCTACCACCTCCTTTGGTTGTACGATAGAGACTTCCCTTGTTTGTACCCGCTCCAACAGTATCTTTCGAAGTGGATTATCCTTCTCCTTATTCGGAGCACGGTGCTTGTTAAACCGCTCAAATGCCCCAGCGATAGCATTAAGGGCACCGTTTAGATCCTTGTTCGAAAATCCTTTAAGCCCTCGAGCCTTATACTCATGCATTACAGCTAGGGCCATATTGTTTGCCTCAGTAGCCAGCTTAATCATGGCGTTATGGAATCCTTCACTTTTCTCAATCTTCTGAGATGGGTTACGAGCAACAGATGGAGAGAATCCAACAGAACGAGCGATGTCCTTTCTTGAAAGTCCTTCTCCGTTTATTAATCGGTTTGCATATGCGAACTGTTTTACTGTCGATCCGTTCTTAGGTCTTTTCATATCATAACTATACAACAGAAAAATATATATTGGAATTTTTTTTGAGGGCTCCCTTTTTAAAAATGATAGGGGGGGTGTTTTTTATAACAAGTTGTCATGATTTTTTTAGGAGTGTGTACTTTCTATCCAAGTGGATACTTTCTATCCAAGGGGAGAATGTTTTTGAGGGGGGGGGTAGAGTAAGGAATCTCTTTTTAAAAAA